CAAAAAGAGTTTTTCCTAAACAATACCAATTAATAAAATTCTATTTATTTAGAATAAAAATATGTAATAAATAGAATAATTGTAGTTGTATTTGTGCCGTTTTAAATGTGCGAGGGTGTATATATTTTAATTTATATATTTTAATTTATAAAAAAATTGATATTAAAATAAGGTATAAACTTATATCACATACCTAGAATAAATCTCAACCATGTCGAAAACTGGCCAGTTTGTTCTACAAATTGTTGGAATTACAGATGGGCTCGTATTAAGCAGGCCTTCAAAAAAACATAGAACAATTGGAGGTCTTGTCGATGTTCATCTACAAAAAAAAAATATTGACGTTCTTGCATATTCACCATCCAATAGTTGCGATGGATTAATTAATGAGGGTACGATGGTTCTTTTAGCACCATGTCCGCCTGACGAAGAAGATATTAATATTCTGGTCTCGATGGGGAGTAATGTTGAACCATTTACTCATTATATATTCTTATCCGTTTTCAAAGAGGTGAATGAGATACCGAAAAAACCACTAAAACCTACATTATTTAATAAAATAGCTCCTATTCCTATTATGGATGAACCTGAGCCAGAGCCAGAACCTCAGCTTGTAATTGCAGTGAAAGCAAAAAGGGGTAGAAAGAAAAAGGAAGTGGTTGAAAATATCGTAATTGTTCCAATTGAAAATGACGACGACGATGAAGATGAAACCGAAAATGAACAATTTATCGCCACCAACCCAAAAATTGCGATAGAATTAATGGAAAGTATTATTGAAAAAAATTTGCTGACAAAATTGCCTCCAGTAAGAATATTTAAACGTAATATTCATATTTATTTAGAAGATAAAGTTAATTCAACATTTAGTTTTGTTGGATTTTGTGATGATGGTATTCCATTTAATATGGAAGTAAATAACGTTCCCTATGCTGAATATGATCATGGAACGCGAATTGATGAAATGGGTTCAGGCGTCCCATGTAAAACAATAAAGCATAAATTTAATAAAAAAACGGCTTATTTCCCTGAAAAAAAATGTAAAAACACAGAACAAATGATTCAACGTATCAAAGATTTGACTACTATCAAGCGCGAATCAGTAACCCGTTGCTACTTATCTTATATTGTTCAACGAACAGACATTGACCAATTTCAATTTTCATTATACAATGACGAATATCGAGCTGCTGTAATTGAAGCGGTTGAATCAGGTGTTATTATTAGTCCGGTTGTAATTAGTTGGACTCGTGAAGGAATCGCATTATTTGTTACTGATGAAATTCCAGTTCTTTATCCCACACTAACCGAAAATGGTATATAAGTTTTCAATAAAAAATATAATAAATTCTATAAATATAATAAATTCTATAAATTCTAGTTTTTTTCAAAAATATTTCTATTAATATATTTTTGAAGGTTGAAATATGTAACTGGTTCATCAGTTGATTCCAATTTAAACAATAGTTTTAATGGCTCGTCGAGTTCTATAGTATCATTTGTATCAAGTTTTTTACTACGTATATAATGAGTAATATGTTTTGTAATTGTTATCCTAGAACATGAAGCGCTATATGGTAAAATCATAAAATCGCATAATTCATTCGACATTTTTTCACATATATTAAATCCTGTAATTTTTTTCTGTTTTTTATCAACATCTGTATTAGATACCTTACTTAATACCTTACTAGATACTTTACTAGATACTTTATTTTGTTTTTCTAACGTTCGCAATTGTTGTTGTATTTCCGAAATCGAGGTAATCATTTGTGTTTTTAATTTTGTTAAATTTTGTTGTATTGTATTAATGTCAATTAATGGAGACGTAATTTCAGGTATCGGTTCAGTTTCTGTATTCATTCTAGTAGTTATCATAAACTAATCATATACATTTAAATCAATTTTATTTTTAACAAAAAAATAAAATTTACAATATTAAATTATTTATTCGATCTCAATTTGAGGTTGGCGTTGGCGAGGACGAACCGCTGTAACGCGACTCCTTACCTGCTGATGAGCAGGAGCTTGAGCATAATCAGTTGTGTCTGGTCGTCGGCGAGGAACAATCATCCATTCCGTCTGGTCTGCCTTATCAAGCTGAGGACGACGATATTGGTTGCCTTGTGGGCGAGGATTTGAATAATGGGTGCTAGAATTCAAAGGCATAGTTCGCTGAGTGCGAGCATCGTTGTGCGTTTCACACATCAACTTTCCGTTATCTCGGCCACGAACATCCGTTGCATGAAGATTTACACCATCGCTTCCCTTGCGAGTAATAGGAGTAATATGAAAATCGACATATTCACCTTGAACCAAATACTTATATTGGGATTCTCCTACGTGGATTTCAGTGTGATGCACAAAAATATCGCGTTCCTCGCTCGTTTCACAATCAGTTACACTAATAAAACCATAACCAGCCTTGTTGTTAAACCACTTTACACGTCCGCTTGTCGAAGAATATGTTTCAGAAGCCATTGTTTAGTATACTCCTATATGAGGCATATCTTTAAGCTATTACATCAAATATATAAATCATACACTGGCTAAATTAGTTAATACATTCCGTATATAAATATAATTTGGCTTATCTGTAAACCCTAAATTCCGAGCATAAATTAATATCAGTATAAATTCTCCGACAACTTCCATCGACCATTTTAATTCTTCTTTAATTGTAACAACGTCTTTTACCGATTTTTGATTTTGCCAAGGCAAACCTCCATAATATAAAAACATCATGATGTATACAAATGACTCTATATCATCTCGACGACTAGAACTTATTCCTTGATGTGTATTTATACTCATATAACGCCGTGTTCCAACAATATCTTCATTTGTTATTAATGAATAGTGCCGTTGTTTATCATCTAAAAAACATCTGGCTAACCCAAAATCGATTAAGTAAATTTCACTTATATTACTTTCATTCGTCTTTAATAAAAAATTTGCTGGTTTTAAATCACGATGAATTATACCTTTCTCATGTATTTGTTCTATTATTATTAGCATTTGTAAGCTCAAATGAATTACTACTTTTAATGACATTTGCTCACCATAACTCTTTCGCAGATCTTCGAGTGATTGTTCCAATAATTCCATTACCATATAATTATACTTCCCCTCCTTCCCCGATTCATAGAGAGATGGTACATTTTTTATTCCTTTTATTTTTTCATATATTGATAATTCATTTATAATATATCGTTCATTATTCGATGTCATTATTTTAATCGCAAAAACATCGGACGTAATCACACTAGTTGAAGATTTTTCATCTAATCTCTCTTTATTATCTTTATATGTTGCCAAATATATCTTACCAAATGAACCTTCTCCGATTTTTTTTGTTAGTCTATACTTATTGGCCACAATAACATTTGACATTTATATAAAGTTCGTTTATTTTACTCTAATTCTATATTTATATTAAAATTGATTTAGAATATATTCAGGATTATAATATACATCACAACACTCAAAAATGGTTGTTATTTGTAATAAGCCCTTTGATACGTCAAATTATTTTGATGGTATACGCGAATATATACCTGGAAATATTAAATTGAGCGATTTTCAAAAATGGGCAATAAAAGCAATTATAGAAGAAAACAATGTATTAATTACCGCACATACAGGTTCTGGTAAAACATTGCCTGCCGAATTTGCAATTCAATATTTTACAAATAGGAAGAAAAAAGTTATTTATGCTTCGCCAATTAAAGCATTGTCTAATCAAAAATTATACGATTTACGTCGCAAATTTCCACATATCTCATTTGGACTTCTTACTGGAGATTCTAAAGATAATCCAGAAGCAGATGTCCTCATTATGACTACCGAAATTTTACGCAATACTCTTTTAAATAAAAAAATTAATAGTTCATTTTCTAAATCAACCGACCAAAAAATACCTTTACTATTTGAAATGGATTTTGAGAATCAATTAGCAGCAGTTGTATTTGACGAAGTTCACTATATAAACGACGAAGAACGAGGTTCTGTATGGGAACAATCTATTCTCCTATTACCTCCCCAAATTCAACTCATTATGCTTTCGGCCACAATTGACCGCCCTGAAGAATTTGCCGGATGGATTGAAGAAGAAAAGAAAAAACAATCCAAGGAACGTCTTTTACCAGAAAAAAAAATATATTTGGCATCCACATATGAGCGTGTTGTTCCTTTAACCCATTATATGTGGTTTTCGGTTAATGAAGGCGTTGTTAAAAAATCAGCTAAAACACCATATGAGCTGAAATTAGAAAATATTAGAAATACTCCATTACAAATTTCTAGCTCAACCGGAGTATTTTCTGAAGAAAATTATCATAAAATGAAAGATGTCATTGATTACATGTCTAAAAACCGAACTTATATCAAGCGGCAATTTGTTATTGAAAATTTATTGCGGTTTTTGAAGAGCAAAGAAATGCTTCCTGCGATTTGTTTTGTATTTTCAAGAAAACACGTCGAACAAATCGCAAGCGAAATTTCATTCAGTTTATTTGAGGAAGATAGCGGATTACCTGCATTAGTAGAAAATGAGTGTCGTCATATTTTACAATCTAAAATCCCGAATTATAAAGAATACATGGAATTACCAGAATATACAATGATTATTGCCCTTTTACAAAAAGGAATTGCGATTCATCACGCTGGAATAATTCCGGTCTTACGCGAAATGGTCGAATTGCTTTTTGAAAAAGGATACATTCGTTTATTAGTTGCAACAGAAACATTTGCAGTTGGATTAAATATGCCTACAAAATCTGTTATATTTTCTGGATTAACCAAATTTAATGGTTCTAAAATGCGTCTTATTCAACCACATGAATATACGCAGATGTCCGGTCGTGCAGGGCGGCGAGGATTAGACGTGATCGGACATGTATTTCATTGTGTAAATTTATTCGAAATGCCATCTATCACCGAATATCGCCATCTGTTGACCGGTCCGCCACAAAAACTTATATCTAAATTTAAAATCTCATTTAATTTGGCGCTCTCTATGTTGAATGCCAACGAAAATATATCTGATTTTATGTCTCAAAGTATGCTTTCGTCAGATATTGATAGTGAGGTGAAATTATACATACAACAAGAAGCAATTTCAGCTGAAGCTATCACGAAAAAAAAAGAACAACTTGATTTATGTAGAACGCCACAAGAATCATTAATTCAGTATAAAAAAATCAACGAAACACTTACATCATTGACTAATAGCTCAAGGAAGAAAGCACGCATTGAATTGAACCATTTAGAAATGACACATAAGAATATTTTGAATGATATTTGTAAATTAGATTCACTCTATGAATCACAAACTCATCATTTACAAATAATTAAAAATAAGACAAATGCCTCAAATTATATTTTATATACATTAAACGATTTGAATAAGATTTTAATTGATAACGAGTTTATTAACATTAACCCTAATAGTATAAGTGAAAAAGGACGAATCGCTTTACAAATTCAAGAAGTACACCCGTTGGCTATAACAGATTTATATTATAAAATGAACCATTTTCAGTCATTGGACTCTGCCGAATTAGCTGGATTGTTCAGTTGTTTTTATCCAGTATCAGTTGTAGATGAATTAAAAACACACACTCCATCTATCATTTGCGATGTTGTTATCTACATGAGTAAACTATTAGAACATTATTTGAAATGCGAAAACGATGTATTTTTAAATACCGGCGCAAATTACACTATTTGTTATGATTTATTGCCTTATGTAGTAAAGTGGTGTCATTGCAATGATGAGACTGAGTGTAAACTTATTATACAGGAAATGAAGCAAAATACTGGCGTTTTTGTTGGTGAATTTGTAAAAACATTATTGAAAGTAAATGCGGTAGCATTGGAATTTGAACGCGTATGCGAATCAACTCAAAATATTGCGTTATTACACAAGTTACGTGTTATTCCATCATTTACATTGAAATATATTGCAACAAGTCAATCCCTTTATCTCTAATTAAGCATAAAATTGAATTTATATGATTATAAATTATTTACATATATTATAATCAAATCATGGAGAAATTAAATAACAATATTAAGAACGCAAAAGATAGCTGGGATGATGAGTCCAGCGATAGTGAAGACGACATGACTTTATCTAAATGCGAACAATGGCGCTATTACGATGGATATAGTAGTTGTAGTTTTTGCGGAAAATCAAATCAACCTCGCATTATCACAACCGAAACAAAAATTGTATCTTGCTTTAATGCATGTCAAAATATGAATAATCAAGAAAGTGAAAGTGAAAGTGAAATCGAAACTGAACTCGTAAGCGAAGTCAAAATCAATGTCGTAAGTGAAAGCGAAGTTGAAGTTGAAAGCGAAGTCAAAATCAATGTCGTAAGTGAAAGCGAAGTTGAAGTCGAAGTTGAAAGCGAAGTCGAAAGTGAAAGCGAATCAGAAGATTACGACGACAACGATGATTTCTATAATGAATTGGAACACTATGATAAAAAA